GTTTAGGTTTAGAAACTTGTTTTGAAACTTTACTTCTACCAATAGCCATTAAGTTGAACCCATAATAACAGTATCAGGACCACCAGCAGGACTTGCTGCTTGTGCCATATCATCTTGTCGGGTACGACGAGCTTGGTTTCTAAGTTGGTTAATTGCATTTTGATATTGACCTTCCCATATTTGAAGATCATTCCAACTTTTCATATACATAGTAGCTTCAATCATGCAACCATAGAATAAAGCATTATAACAAAACTCGCTAAAATAATTAGAAGTTGTTACGCTAGTTCCAGTTGCAGAAGCTAAACCTAAAGGTCTACGAACATATTGTACTTCTATATCAACTGCTGATGCAGGAGTAGGTACAATATAAATCTCTGTGTTTGTTTTACGTGAGTAATATCTAGGATCACCTACAGATGCACTTGCATGTGGCCAATAATCTATTGCATACTCATAAGTTCTCGGTAATAGATTAGTTCTGTTGGATGAAGCACTGGATATTACATTGACATTCCTGACAATCTTTGCATCAACAGGAAGAGATACAATAGGATTTCCTATTGAACAAGATACAGTAGCAAAAAAATCTAGACCAAAATCGTCTAGATCATTTGTAAGCCTGTTCTCTACTTTCTCTATAAAAAAAGGAATTTGATTTGAAAACTCTGTTGAATCGTTTTCAGTTGTATTAATCAAATCATTTTTTAAAAATGAAAAATTAGGCATTTGATTAGCCTACTATCAATGTCAAAGCAGCACCATCAGCAGGAACAGAAACACTTACACTTCCCACCATTGGAACTCCCATATCTCCAATATAAATATCTGCACTTTCATTTGCTGCTACAAAAAACTTGAGAACTCCTGATGTTGCTCCCTTGATATCAAAGGAACCTGCAACAGTACTATGAGCATGGACCGCAATAATACGAGTTTTCGCTGCTGTGGAAATAACTCCAGCACCTGCCTGAAAAAGTGAATTGTAATTATTTGCCATATTTATCTCCTAAAGTAAAGTCAGGGAGAAAATTAATTCCCCCTGACTTTTAGCATTACGATCCTTGCGAACCGAACCATCCACGCCAATCAGACACACCAAACGCATAACGCTCGCGTGCCTTAAAGCGAAGATTACCTGTGTCAAAATCAGGTTCCATCTTNGTTTGAAGAGGAGTCCTAACAAACATCTTGGTGCCATTCGGAACATCCGTTTTAATGAACCAAGAAGTCGTATCGGTAAACCGACGATTGACATAAAAACCATCAGGCAACATACCCATATGGCGCGTTGCATTGATAGCATTGGTATTTGGATTCGCAGCAGCAGCACTAACTTGCGTAGTACCTGGGCTACTGAGAACTCGATCCGCAATCGCCCATGAATCTACAGGGATATGAAGTGAAACAGAACTGGCACCAATCAAGATACCACGATCATCTTCAATCTTCTGTACATTCGTCAAGGCAGTTTCCAGAGTAGACTCTGAAAGATCAGAAGCAGCAATTAGATTGGACTGATTACCTGCACTGATCGTTGGATGAGTCGAAGCAAAGAATGCTACACCATCGCCAATGGTATCAGAGAAACCATTATTGAATAGATTAGCAGCTTTAACCTGCTTCGTATTTGCCATTGCCCTAGCAAGACCCTTGGCACGTAGCTTTGCAAACGTGTCGTACAGGTTATCTTCCATAGCCTCTTCCGTAACGGCAAAGGCAAGGGCGACGGTTTCCATCGTATAACGAGCAGTATAACTTTCCTGCGCGTCATCATAAGCAACGGAAGCACCTTCACCCTTGGTTGGGGCAGTTCCGAAACCCGTAAATAGAACTTCTTCCTCAAATGCCCGATCAGAGTTTTCGATATCATAAAGAGCTTCATGCTCATTATTAACATCGCCATACTCAAGACCGAAAACAGCATTAAGACCAGGAAGGAGTTCTTTAGCAATACTTGAACGATTAATAGCCATGATACACCTTCCTTATTAAGCCGATGATGCGGTAGCAGTAACGTACCGATCTCTGTGAGTGTTAAGCCAAACTTCCACAATTGGGAAAGCATCGCTATCCTTCTCATCAGGAAGTTCTGCGCGCTTAACAACTCGCGCAGCTAATTCAGTTTCTGCGCCAGTAGCAGCCAAGAGATAATAACTGGACTGACCAGTTGTCGTATCTCCCGAACTTGCCGTCGAGCTAACAGTAACATTGTAGTTTTTAGTTACATTAAGTTCTCCAACAGAAAGCGAGAGAGAAGCTTGAATGTAATAAATCTGATCAGGATCAGTGATAACATGGAATTTCAAATCCGTTACGCACGTTCCTCCAGTCCAATGCCGACGAAACTTCTGTTCGCCATCTTCTACATACTGACAACCAGCAAACACACCAGATGGTTTGAGAGTGGCTGCAATAAAGGGTTGAATCGTAGCAAGGTTGGCTCCTGGCATAACAACCAGATCACCAGTAAAAAGATTATTGCTACAAAGACCACCAGAAGTAATCGGCAGTACGTCTACACCTTCAGAGTTATAGTTACTACCTTTTTTTCGGACAGGAATGAACCCACGAAATGCTTTAGTTGTACTCATTTCTAGTTCCTCCTAGTTGTAGAGAGGATTAATCCTGAAAATTAGGGGTACGTCCTCTCATAGTGGTTGATTTACTACTATTAGAAACAGGCAGATTACGAAGACGAGCATCTGAATTATTATAAAGCTGTGCGTTTACAGCATCCATCATATCATTTGCTTTCTTCTGGTAAAATGCTTGTCGTGCTTCTACTTGGTTAGTAGGCTTTTTAGCCAAGGCTACATCTCCACGACAGACTGTACCCAAGTATCTGCCTTCATCCCTCACGTAGGATGTCGATGCCATTTCAGGAACTTCTCCAGGTTCAACAAAAGTCCATCCTTCTTGCTCGCGCTTTCCAACATTCATAATGTCTTCCTGCCCTTGCAAAGAAATCCTGATCCATCGAAGGGATAAACCTTCGTTTTGAAATCTTTGTTGTACCGCATCTGGTATTGACAAAGCATCAGGTTCTTCAAAAACAAACTCTTCTTTTCTGGTATTAGTTTCTCTTAGAGTATCAGTACGTGATTGTTCGCGTGTCATTTCATGTCCTCCGCACTAAGTAATTTGTGTATATTCGCCGTCTGCTTCAGCAACTTTTAGCTTCTGAGCGGCATAAGTTTCAAGAGGTATATTCCATTTATTAGCAAGTTTGACATCCTCTGGAGTCAACTTTACTTTTCCTTTCGAGGAATTGGGAGCAGAGCGCGAACTGCTTCCCACCACTTGAGCAGGAGTTGACGTATCTTCCTGCACACGATTTTGATTTTGTTCCACACCCACTTGATTGGCTTTAAACTTATGTGGAAAAGCTTCTGCAAGCCGCCGATCAATCTCTTGATAAAATCCTTCATCATTAGTATCATATCCTTCTGCTTTAAGTTCTTGATCTATTGTTAAAGCTGAAACAGTTAAAATTTTATCTTTACCAAACCAGTTATTATTTGCTGCCCACTCTTCTGCTCTGGGATCAGGTTGCGCCCTGGCGGGAGCCTGTTGTACTGGTTGTTGAACTTGTTGAGTTTGTTCAGCAACTTCTTCCATTTGTGCTTTAGTAATATTTAAATGTTTTAAATCTACTTGAGCTTCGTTAAGCATTTCTTGTGCTTGTAGAAGCTTTTCTTTTTCACCACCTTCAAATGCTTCCATATAAGCATTACGGGCTAAAGAAACTTTATCGTTTAATTGTTTTTCGGAAGCATCTAAATTAAGTTTACTTACCTCATTAAAAGATTCTTGACGGTGTTGTAAATTATGTGCTAGTGCTTCGTTCTGAGCAAGTAATTGTGAAATTTGTTCATCACGTTCTTTACGTTGACGAACTAATTGCCTAATTCTTTTTTCTGCTCCTTTAGTTTTAATACCATCTAATTCTTCAGGTCGTTCTTCTTTTTCTGGAGAAGCGGCTTCTTGAGAAGTTTCTTCCTCTATTTCATAAGTTACTTCTTCATTTTCAGGGACATCTACTTCTTCCCAGGTTTCATTATCATTATTCATATTTTACTCCGTTGTTTACGAAACAAACGTGTTTACGTTATATACTATTATACCACATTTTTTAGTAAATTTCAAGTCACATTGCAAAACTAGTTAAATTAAATGTAGGATCGAGATATGCAGGATTCTCTACCTTCATCATGACTTGATCATCAAACATTAAAATTAGTCTGACACTTTTATAAAATAACTTTGTACCTGTGTGTTTACCATAACAGATATAATCACCTTCTTCACACCAAGGACCAAATGGAAATTTATCTTGATCTTTATATGCCATATCTCCTAGAGCTAGTACACGCCCGACTGTGGTTAGATATGCCATATCATCCTTTGTAGAATCTGGTAAAATAATACCTCCTTTGGTTTTTGTTTTAATTGATATAGGTCTTACAAGAACATGAAATCCTGGAAGTTCTGGTAATATATCTGGATCAGGATGTTCATCTTCATCTGTAGTCCAAAGATTATTTTTTACTGCATTTCCTAAATGTGCCTGTTGCATCTCACTCCTCTTCTATATAAAGTTGTTTCTGTACAATATCTCTCAGGTTTTGTTTTGCCCATTCAACTCCTGCTATATAACCTACTACTTGTTTATAAGAAGCATAATCAGTAGGATTTCCTTGAGCTAGACTAATCTTTTGATTTTCTATTTCTTCTTGATATACTTGAGCTATTGTTTCAAATATATCCATTAAACATATTTAATTTTACTAGGCTTTGGCATTTCCCAATATTTTGAATCAAAATTATTTAGTTTAAAACGCATAGCACGTTTTCCAACTACATTATCTTTTTCAAAATCACCATAGGATTTATCTCGATCTACAACATGAGTGGGCTTCCCATTGGTAATTCCTTTTGTATCATTGGGATAATGTATNTTTCCGTAATTAGGCATTAGGTATCTCCTTTAATAAGTTTAAAATCATTTCCACTGCTTTCATCTCAGTTTTACTTTTTGTATTAGCTTGATCTTTAACTAAATCTGTCATGGTTTTTTGTTCTTGTCCTGTTAATTTCATCTGCTCAGTTAAAAGTTTTATTAACAGTTCCATACCTTTAATAGATTCTTTGCTTTCTCTATCAGATTCAGATTTCTCGTCTTTCATTGCCAGAGTAATACCAGACTTGGTAGCTTCCATAATCTGTTTACTTTCTTCAAGGTCTAGTTTCTTATTTTCTAAAGCAGCTTCTGTTGTATTAACAGCTATATCCATTTGTATTTTTTGTTTCTCAAGTTCTACTTTAGCCTGTTCTAGAGCAACCATTTGTTGTTCAGGCGATTGTACCATACCCATTGCTTGATTTGCATTCTGAACTTGTTTAGCTGCTTCCATCAAAGCTAGTTCAATAACTTGTGGCTTTTGTGCAGACTCTGGAGCAACAGTACCAAGTTCTTGTTGAGCAAGACCATTAACCTGTTCTTGATATTTCATTACAGAATGTTCTTGAATATTTGCTTGTAGAACAGGCTGTACCCTTTGCATAATTGGATTAGCTCCGTTCATAGGGTCTTGAAGATAAGCCATCTTTACTTGAATATGAGCATCATGATTTTGNCCTGGGAAGGCTGCAATCGGAATACCTTTAACTGCTGCCATAATATCAGATACAGGATCAAGAGCTTGTGGTTCTGGTTTAGGTGGAAGTATCTCATCTAGATTAGGCATATTGGCTGCACTAAGAATAGTTCTGTTTAAAGCCTCTGTATTAAACATTCCTGGAGGAGACTGTTGTGCCATTTGTAATGCCATATTAGCCAGCATCATACGATGAGCATTAGAAGGAATATTAGGATCGCTTACAGGAATAACATCAATCTTTCCATCAAAATCTGTTTGATAAATACTACGTTCTGCTAGAGGAACCTCATAAGGATATTCTTGTGGCAAATAGTCTTTATCAATACTTGCCAAGATTTTAAATTCATCTCGCTGAGATTTATGAAGTCGTTTATGAATAGCTGTAAAGAACTTACTGGATGCTTCTAGTAATGCCATTGTAGTTCCCACAGGTCCATAGGAGGCAGCATCTGAAACAATTTGTTCAGTGCTNTCTGCAAACTTCTGACCAGCAGCAGTTACAAACTGGAGCATTTGGTAGAGCGTCGAGGAAGGCTCTTTGTAAGGGAGAGATATAATCGCCTTATTCAAATCAATACCAGTTGCTTCAACCTCCTTGAACTCTCCTGGAGCTATAGGCTCGTTATTGCCTACCATACGCACACCTTTAGCCTTAAAGCCACCTGGGAGATTCGCAAATTGACCTGCGTCTATCAATGCTCGCATTGCAGCAGTAGCACTCATAGTCAGATTACCAAGAAAATGCATCAGTCCTAAACCATAGAACCCAAATCCTGGAACAAAACGATAGTGTACAAAGTGTACTTTCTTTTGTTTTGTAGGATCATCCTTGGCATAATTACGTCGAATACTAAGAATTTGTTTAGATTGTTCTTCTATTGTAACAATATACGGAAGAGACTCACCATCTTCTGATTGAGGATCATCTATATCAAGATAACAATGTTGTTCTAGAAGAACATATTGAGGATCAGAATCACCAGAAGGAGACAATCCTATAATTGTATCCATCTTTTCTGCGAATGATGTTGGATTAATCATACCTGCTTCAGGTAAATCAATATCTGAATACATCTCTGCTTTTATTTCTCGATAAAGATCAACAGGACTTTTATATATCACATGAGTATAACGGTCTGCATTCCTTAGATTAGATGCATTATAGGAAACATAAAACTGATCAATAGGAATAAACTCAGATACAGGACGTTTAAAAGAAGCATCATAATATATTTTNTTAAACGAAGAACCTATTAAGGGTAGATGAAAAAGCATTCTTTCAAATTCATCAAAGTATTCTGGCATTTGCTCTGTAAGCTGATAGTTCATAAAGTTCTGAACTCTCATGGCTTGGTTTTCTTTTTCCAGAGTATGCTTACCTAGTATCTGTGCCTTGACAGGACCATTAGGAGGAAACAACTCCTGTGATGCTTTTGATTGAAACTTAACTGCTGATTCAATTAAGAGAGGATGTACTGCTGTACAGGCACCTTCAAAAGGTTCAGATGCTTCTTCAATCTTTAATCCCAGTAAATCAAATCCTCTTTCAAACATAGACTCCCATTCATGACGGGAAGATTTATCAGATTCATAATTATCATAAAGAGTTCGCCCTATATCTTGAAGTGAATCTTCTTCTAGATCGTCTCTTAAATTACGATACCATTCCCCTACAGATTCTTCTGCTCCCATCTCAATAGTATTTTCTTCCATGAAATCTACAAGAACTCCACCATCATCATCAAGTTCAAAGGTGGCTTTAGATTCATCTACATTGGGCATAGGAACAACATTATCCTGCATCGGATTTATTTGTTCAAAAGGATTTTGNTCAACTGCCATTTTAATAGGTATCCTTAAATTTTAAATGTATATGGTTCAATAGGTCTTTTTGATATTTACGCCATTTACCTTTACACATTTTTGAAATTGTGCAATTGCATTTATTTTTGAGGCATCTATAATCTCGATACTTAGGACGTACCAGATCATGATTAACCTTATCAGCAAAGTTCCACATTGTCAGACTTATCATTGCATTCACATGAGTCACAATCGCATGAGTCACATTCACATGATTCACACTTATTTTTTTTACATTCAGTCATTTAACATATAAATCCCATTGTCATCTTATCTATATGATATAGATAATAACTTTGCAGTAATGTGTTTAAAAATTCTATCATTTAAGTAACGCTTTCCATAATCTTGTCATAATACCTGGAGGTTCTGTGTGTTCTTCATATTTGTATGGTCCAGCATATAAAGAAGGCATCTTATCTCTAATAAACTTTGCTGTTTGCTTATCTTTTTGTAATTTTGGTTCATAGCGTTTTCGCCAATATTGACCTATCTCATCAGGAGAAAGAGCAACTTCTTGTTTTTCAGCTATATATTCATGTTGTTCGTCTTCTCCTACATTACGTAAAGTAGGTGTATTTCTAAAACCTCTGTGCATTAATTCGTGTATTATGGTATCTATTAAACCTTCTCTATGAGAAGTTGGTTCTGGTGGTTTCCTTTTTATCCGATCTAGTGTTCTTGATTTATTGTATCGTGTTGTAGGATTAACATTTATATATGTTGTATCTGGTTGATATGCCATGCTTAAATCTTTAGGATGTCTCCAATGTACATAACCTTCTGGAGTTCTTATAGCAACATATCCTTTTTTTGGTATTTCGTCACCACGCCGATATCTTATAGGAACTCCTAAAGAGCTTGTTATATACTTTCCAGCGTAGTATGAGGGTCCGCGATCTTCTAATACAATAGGTAATGGCTTTCTTCCTCTTGATTTTAATTCGCCATCTTCAAGTAAACCATATAAACCTAGTTTAGCAAGAGGATTCTTTCGCATATAAGGATGTTCATAAATATCCGAAATAAGCTCTGTATCTCCAAGTTCTTCAATATCATCCATTTTAGACCTGGGTCTAGGTTTAGGTCTTGGAGCAAGCTTTCTTTTTGATTTTCTTTTTGCCATATCCTTTTGTATCCATTAAAAATTTTACCATACTCTATTATACCATTAAACTCTCCAATATGCAACCCTCTTCTCAACTATTTCTTCTTCCCAGTCTGGATCGTCAGGATGTGTTACATGCCAGGATTCCTTGAGATAATGAATTGCCATTACCAGGGCATCTACCTGATCATCATGAGCAGCATGTGGAAATCTGGCAAGCTCTTCTATTAACTCATCTGCCCACTTTTTATTCTTGGGAATCCACACTCTACCTGCTTCCATGATAGGAGAGGCTGCATATGCTCTGGCTACCTTGTCTCTGTCAGGCATGTAATCCTTTACTGGTAAACCACTACGCCTCATATCCTGTATAAGAGATTGACCACTGGCTTTCTTTTCTATGATACATACATCTGGTCTATGTTTATTGTATAGCATCTGTGCTGTTCTTCGCAGTTCAGGATATTCAAACCTTCCTCTGACATTTCCCAAAAGAATCAGGTTAGGAGCAAAGTCTTCTATTCCCATTTCGTTCTGTTCATACAGAGAAAATATACCCCATGTCTGGATAACACTAAAATCAGCAGTAGTTCTGGTAGAGAACGCAGTATCATATGTTTGTATTATAAAATCACACACAGGAGGCTCATCATATTCCCATTCCTGTATCCATTTCTTTTTTATAAGTCCACCTTCTTCTGGAGTAGGGTCTTGCATATACAAAGAGTTCCAGTAACGAGAACCATTTGATGCTTTGATCTCTGCTTCATCTATTGCCAAGACTTCATTNGGTTTCCATTCTGGAAAATACGATCCTCCTACTGGAAGATCAAGAAGATCAGCAGCTTCCTCGTCCAACCATGCTGGTATCTTGACAACATCCCAAGGAAGAATATCGTATTCTGACATTTCTTCCTGTTGTTTTAAGAGCCAGCCACATAAATCATCAAAATGATACCTTGTATTAATAATTAGGATAGCACCATTAGGCATGATACGTGTTCTAAGACCAGCAGGATACCATTCTTTAACATATCTCCTACCTGCTTCTGAATATGAATCTTCTTCCGACATAACATCGTCAAGAATTGCTATGTGAGCGCCACGACCTGCAATTTGTGAACGTACACCAGCAGCATAATAGGTTCCATTCTGGTTTGTTTTCCATTTTCCTGCTGCCCTAACGTCACTTCGTAAGGTAACACCTCTGAATATGTCCTGAAATTGCTCTGTGGTAACAATATCCCTGACTGAGCGTCCAAAATCACTGGCTAATTGATCTGAGTGAGAGACTGTCATTATCTCATGTTCAGGATTCCTACCAATATACCAAGCAGGAAACAATTTAGAACATAAAACAGACTTAGAAGAACGAGGTGGTAAGAAAACCATTAGTCTTTTTATGTGACCATTCTCTAAATCATCTAATTTATTTGATATTACTTCTATATGTTTACCCATTCTCCAATCAGAAACAAGTGAAGGAGCCACTAGTCTAACAAAAGTAAGAAAATCATCTTGTGCTTCTGTGTATGTTCTAGCTTTTAATAGAGTTGATAAGTTAATATAGTTATCTATAGTATTATCTGTAGTTGATTCTAGTTCCATTGGTATCCTATAAGGTAAAAAGAAAAAAAATAAAAAGTACTATTAGTGTTAATAGTACTATTAAGGAACATTTTAGATTAGTATCTTTCTCTATATACTATTATACACGTTTTTGGTGCTGATGTCAACCCCTGTATTTTTGATATTTTTATTCTAGTGCATAATATATATATACGAGAGCAAGCGCGAGATTTTTGGGGCCACCCTCTAATTAATAATGACTCTTATAATCATTCTAAAATAACAGATACCTTACCGAATTCACCAGGATTTACTTGTCAAGCTTTAATTCTCAAGTATTCGTGGCGATTGCTCAAGTATTCGCTAAGTAAATCATCGTTTGTCTTTACTTATCTTTACTTTCTCTTTGTTTCCTGCCGTTTTTCTTATTATTTCCAAGCTCAAATGATGATTTTTTTCTATAATGATATCAATAAGTTACACCCTACTTTTAGAACCATTCTAAAATACTGCATAAGCTGTTGTTTTCGTTATACTTTTTATTTTTAGAATGAGCTGCGACAATCGTCATTTATGTTAAAACAGCCCAAAATTTGCCTGGTTTCCAGTTTAGAACCATTCTAATAATCCCTACATTATCCAATGATATCAATGACTTAACCCTGCGTCATTGTGTCGCATGTACTGTTCCCTCTTTATTAGTGTAAAAGCCGCC